GCCCCGGCCGCCGTCGCGGAAACCGACATGGCGAAGCCGGAAGAGGCGAAGTCGGACGAAACCGCCGCGACCGTTGCAAAGTCGGTTCGCGCGGAAATCCGCGCCGCCATGTCCGACGCCGCGCCCGCCGCGCGTCGTACGATCATTTCGGGCGGTTCCGACGACATTATCCCGAAGTCGTTCGGGCGCCTAAAGAATTTCAACGACAAGGCGGAAGCCTACCGTTTCGGTCGGTTCCTATTCGCCGCGTGCAATCACGCGAAATCGGCGGATTGGTGCGCGCGCAACGGTATTGAAGTCAAGGCGCATTCCGAAGGAAACAACAGCGCGGGCGGTTTCCTAGTTCCCGACGAATTCAACGACACGCTAATTTCGCTACGCGAACAGTACGGCGTCTTCCGCGCGAACGCGAAGGTATGGCCGATGGGTCGGGATGTTCTCTACATTCCGCGCCGCACGGGTACCCTTACCTCGTATTGGGTTGGCGAAACGAAGGCGGCGACCGAATCGACGCAGACGTTTGACAACGTCCAACTAATGGCCAAGAAACTTTTCGCACTTACCACCACGTCGTCGGAACTGGTCGAAGACGCAATCGTCAACATTGCCGACAACGTCGCGGGCGAAATCGCCTACGAATTTGCGCTGCGCGAGGATCAAGCCGGGTTCAACGGCGACGGTACTAGCCAGTACGGCGGCATCGTCGGTCTAGCGAACGCTATCGGTTCGGCGGGTACGTCGGATTCCGGTATCGGTACGTCGGCGCTATCGTCCGTTACGACCGCCGACCTACAGGCGGATATTCACGGCATGATGGCCCTACTACCCGCGTATGCCGCAACCCCGAACGCGAAGATTTATTGCCACAAGTCGGTTTTCCACGCGCTATTCGAACGCGTGGCGATGGCGGCGGGTGGCGTGTCGGCCGCGGAAATGCAAGCCGGAATCGCGCCGCGATTCTTCGGCTACCCCGTGGTGTTCTCGCAAGCAATGTCGGGCGTTACTGGTTCGGGAACCGACGGCGCCGTGCTGGCGTACTTTGGCGACCTAACGCAGGGCGTCGCGTTTGGCGACCGTCGCGCCGTCACTATCAAGACTAGCGACAGCGCGCTAAACGCGTTCGAACAGGATGAAATCGTGATCCGCGGTACGCAGCGCATCGACATTAATTGCCATAGCGTCGGAGATTCGTCCAACGCGGGCGCCGTCGTTATGCTCACCCGCTAAAGGAAAGGGGAACCAACCATGATCGAAGTTTCAAACCAAAAGAGCGTCCTACTACTCAACTCGGCATCATTGGCAACGAACGCCACGGCTACCGCAAACGTCGATACGCGCGGGTTCGATGCGTGCCGCATTGCAGTATGGCAATCGCAGACGGGCGCGCCCGCCGTGTTGAAGGTTGAACACGGCGACACGACCGACGCTACCGCGTTTGTTACGGTGAACGCAACGGGCGGGACGGATTTCACAATCGCCGCAAGCAGCGCCACAACGACGAATCCCGCCGCGGTGTTCGATATCGTCACCGCGGGACTACGTCGTTACCTACGGTTGACAATTACGCCTAATGCCGCCGCCGCTGCAAACGTAGTGGCTATCGCGGAACTAGGCCGACCGCTAACGGGCATCGACAGCGCCGCCGACCTGTCGGCATCGAACTACGTTACCGTGCCGGGTCGGTAATCCAATCGCCATTCTTCTACCTTGCCGCGGGGCGTGGGTGATTCCCGCGCCCCGCGGTATTAGGGGGCATCATGCTACACAACAGCAACGCAAAAACCATTCTTCTAACGCTAGGCACCACTAGCACTAGCCAAACGGCTACCGCCACCGTCGATCTAAAGGGGTACGATACGGTGCGGCTAGCGGTGTTCAAATCGACCACGCACGCGCCGACCGTGTTCAAGGTGGAACATTCGGACACGACGGACGCTACGTCGTTCGTCGCCTGTCTATTGACGGGCGGTACCGATTTTAGCATCCCGGTACAGGCCGCCGGAACTACCAATCCCTACGCCGTATTCGACCTAGATACGTGCGCGTTCCGCCGCTACCTGTTGTTTTCCTGCACGCCGGGCGCATCGTCCAACGTGATTTCCACGGCCGATCTAGCACGCCCGGCGATGGGTGCAAAGGCGGTAGCGGACGTCGCGGCGACCGTGTGGGTTCGTTCGCCGGAACGGTGATACACTAGCAATAGCCGCGGGTAGTCGGAACCGCAAACAGGCTACGCACGGTGGCGGCGAAAGCCGCCGCCGTGTCTTATGACCATTACACGCGTAGACATTGGTTGCATGGATCGTTGTACCCCCGGTTTCGAACCGTGGGATATCGCGCAGGGACGCGATGCACGCCGCCTAACGGGAATCCCGGACGGGTCGTTGGAATGCGTCAAGGCTAGCCACGTTCTAGAGCATATCCCGCACCGCGAAACGCTAGACGTGTTGCGCGAATGGAACCGCGCGCTACGGATCGGCGGAACCCTGTTGGTCGCCGTGCCGGATTTCGACCGGATCGTAAACGCGTACACGCAGGGAAACGCGTGGCCCGTCGAAGCCTACCTAATGGGCGGGCAAACGGATAGCCATGATTTCCACGCGGCTATCTTCAATCGCCAAAAACTGTCGGACGCGTTGGCGGCCGCCGGATTTGAGGTGGTCGGGGATTGGCCGGGTGACGCCACGTCGTGTTCGGCGTTGCCCGTGTCGTTGAATCTACGGGCCGTCAAACGCGCCGCCGGAATGTTGCGGCGCTCGACCATTCGACCGCTACCCGATATGCACGCGGTTATGTCGATGCCGCGGCTAGCGTGGACGGAAAACATGGGGTGTTGCTACACGGCGCTAGGGCCGCTGCAAATCCCGTTCGTCCGTTCCATCGGCGTTTTTTGGGGGCAATGTCTGCAACGGTTGTTCCACCAAATCGCGGAAGGCGCGAAACATAAGTACCTTCTAGCCATCGACTACGATACGATTTTTGACGCACACGACGTTTGTATGTTGCGCGATATCGCGGATAGACACGACCTAGACGTGCTATGCCCGCTCCAAATCGGACGCGACCGAAACGCGTTGCTAGCGAAACTGGACGACGGCAACGGAACGCCGCTAGACGAACTGGCGGTGGAACGTTTGAACGACGACCATTGGCCCGTCCTGCACGGGCATTTCGGGCTAACCCTAATCCGTTGCGACAGGTTGCGGGAAATGCCGTTGCCGTGGTTCATCGGGGAACCCGGCGCGAAGGGCGATTGGGGGACGGATCGGGTAGACGATGACGTCTATTTTTGGCGCAAGGCGCGCGAAATGAAATGGCGTATTTCCACGACCCCGCAAGTACGCGTAGGCCACCTACAAATGGTGGCGACGTGGCCGGGTAGGAACCTTGAATGCGTCCACCAATTCATGCAGGACTACCACAACAACGGGAAACCCGATTGGACGCTACCACCGACGTAATTTGCATCGTGCTGCAACCGTGGTCGGGCCACCGCCGCGGTACCACCGTAGCCGTACCCGACCGAATCGCCGGGCCGCTGTCGCGCCGCGGCGTGTTGGAAATCGTGCGTAAACTCCCGGCGCCCGTCCTAGCCGCGGAAACGCCTGTACAGGCCGTCGCGCCACCGGATGCGCCCGAACCGCCCCGGCGCCGCGGGCGGCCGCCACGGGCTAAATAGCGCCGTACCGCGTGCCGATGAACGGAACGAACAATGGCCGTAGACCAATACGCAATAACCACGCTAGCCGCGTTGAAATCGCACCTCGGTATTACGGTTGCGACCGACGACGCCGTGTTGGAATCTGCAATCGACCGCGCTACGTATGCAATCGAAGCATACCTAGACCGCAAGGTGGTACAACGTCGGTTCTATGAATGGACGACGGCGAATGGGGACGGCGCGTTGGTCGTTCGAAACTCGCCCGTAAACCACGTCCATTACGTCGGGTTCGGTTCGTTGGCGTGCATAACGGTACGTAGCACCGTCGCTACCGACATTTCCGCGACCATTTCGGTAACGGAGGAACGCGTAGTCCTCATTCGTACCGCGTCGGACGGAACGGAAACGCAAACGCTAATCCAATTCGCCAACCACAAGACATCTACCGCGATTGCGTCGCAAATCAACGCTACGACAGGGTTCGGCGCGTCGTTGTCGGTGAACTGCGCGGCGCGCCGCATAAATCGCATGGTCGGCCGCGACCTACGCGATTCGGTGGCTACTATCACGTTTGCCGACCAAGCACAAATGGACGTCGTAGGCGACCTACCGCGCGGCATCCTGTACATGGGGCGTAGCGGCTACGACGACGACGACGGCGGCGCGTGGCCGCGCGGGCCGGAAACGGTGTTCGTGGACTACGACGGCGGTTGGGAAACGGTGCCGCCGGATATCGTCCACGCGTGCCAAATCATGGCGGGCCGGATCTACAACGACCGCAAACGCGACAACACGCTAGTGTCGGAATCATTCGGGGACTATTCGTACACGGTCGCCGCGCCCGATGCGATGGACGCGGAATCGTTGCGCCTGTTGGCACCTTACAAACGGGTACGGTAAATGAGCGTAACCGCGCTAATCGCCCAACACGGTACCGACGTAACGGTGTTGACGCCGTCGGATAGCATCCAATCGAACGGCACCGTAGCGAAGTCGTATACGGAAGGTTCCACCGTTCGCGCGTTCCTGCAACCGCGCGCCGCGTCGGATACGTCGTTCGCGGGCGGGCCGCGTATGCGCGTCGGCGCTACGTTCTATTTCGCCGGGCGCGTCGCGTTCGATACCGACGCGGTAATCCGGCACGCGACGGGCGACTATCTAGTGCGCGGGGTGCGTATTCCAATCGAACGCCCGGCCGCGTCGGCAAATGTGCATACCATCGTGGACGCCGACAGCGTGGGCGGTATGTCGATATTTACGGTAGGCGTCTAGTGTTCAAACCCGACCCCAACATAAACGCGAAACTACGCGCCGCCGTGCTAGAAGGGGTGAACGCGTATCTATTGGTTGTTTCGCGCGCGATGCGGGAAACCCTGTCAAAGCCGGGCGGCGGGATGCTGTACCGCGTGGCGAAGGGTCGGAAGAATGGCCGCAATATGCGGGAACGCGGGTTCCACCGCGCGTCGCGCGCAGGGCAACCGCCCGCGGCGGATACTGGAATGTTGCGCCGTTCGTGGCAAATCGGCACCGGACAACTACCGGGCGGAACTGGCGGCGCATCGGTGACGGGTTCGAAGGATTCCGGCGTAACGTCGTTGCGTCGGAAACGCAGCGTACCCGCCGAAGCACGCAAGGCGCTACTAACGCCGTTGCATACGGATCGGGTAATCGGATACCGCTACGGGTCGGCATTGCGATACGCGAGAATCGACCGCGGATGGGGCAACGTCAAGGCGCGTCCGTACATTGCGCCCACTATGGACATGGTGCGCGACCTGTTCCAACCGACGATGGCGCGTGCGCTGCAACGGCGTTTCGGGGGTAGCACGTGAACAACCTACTAACCGTGTTGCGTAGCCTAATCGCCGCTAGCGGGACGGGTAGCGGGTTCGCCGCGACGTTTACGGGGCGCGTCTACCTAGATACGGCGCCCGCCGACGTTTCGCTGCCGTGTTGCGTCTACACGGCGACGCAAAACAGGTACGAACGAACGTTCGACGGTACGATGGAATCCGTATTGGTTACGTTTGAAATGGCGTCGGAAACGTCGAACCCGAACGACCTAACGACCGCTAGCGCGCGTCTGCAAACCCTGTTGGACAATACCGATTCTAGCGGCACCGGATACGCGCGCGTCGTGTTCCTGTTGCGGCAACGGGGCGCGCCCGTTTTTGCCGATGATATTTGGACTGTTACCGACGTCTACGAAATGATCGGTCTACGAAAGACATAAGGAACCCCCGATGCCTACCAATTTCATCGTCGGCAATGACGGCAATATCTCGTTTCCTAGCACGAACTATTCGATGAACGTCCGCGCGTTCGCGGCAAATGTCGCGTACGTGGAATCGCAACTAACGGGGTTCGCGCATACGGGTACGGTTCGGCGTCTAGGAATTGCCGACATTACGGGTTCCCTAACCGGAACCCCGACCCGCGACACGGGTACGCCATTTGGAACGGTAACGGGAAACGCGCTACCGTCCCAACCCGGCGGTACCCTTACCCTGTCGCTAACTGGCGGAACGGTGACTACCGGAACGGCCGCGGTTCTACTGCAATTCGACGCCGTATTTAGCCAGTACGCGTTTAGCACCGACAAAAACGGCGACTCGACGCTATCGGTAAATTTCGGAATGAACGACACGAACGGCCCGACGGTCGTTTGGACGACGTCGTAAACTCCAACCCTTCCCCGCTCCCCGCCGCCGTGCCGCGTTTCGACGTGGCGCGGCGGCGCTATGATTGGTACCGATGAATCCGACGCCTAACCCGTTGCTAGCGCACCCGTCCGAAACGGATTGGATCGTGTCGGTAACGCATTCGGGCGGCATCGTTTCGAAATTCCGCGTAGCACCCGGCACGATTTCGGAGGAATGCGCCGCCGCGCGTGCCATCCGGGCGGGAAAAATAGCGTTGGAACGAATCACCGACCTAACCATTTGCCGCGCCGCGGAACACGTCCGCGTCGTTGAAGGCGACTACGAAACGCAATTGCGGGCGCTACTCGCCCGCGGAAGGGGGCGCGCATGATCGGGGACGCCGTTTGCATCGTCGGTACGGAGGAACGGCGTTTTACGCCGCTGTCGGTTCGACAGGTTTGCACGCTCCAAACCGTGTTAGCCGAACGCATGGCGGCGGATACCGTGGCCGATTGCCGTACGTTGGGATTGGACGCCGACGAAACGTTGCGCCGCGTGCGCGTCGCGCGTGAGGATGCGCGGCTATCTACGACGTTAGTTCGGTCGTGCTTCACGTTCGACGGTGCGTGCCGAATCCTGTCGGAATCGGTCGGCGCCGACCGCGCCGAAACCATGTTGGACGGAATCGCACCCGACGCCCTAACCGAACTAGCCCTACAGGTAATCGGGTTCGAATGGTCGGCCGATTTGGGAAAATGGGTGCGCCGTTCGCGCGTGAACCCGGCCGCGAACGGCCCCGCGATTGGCTAGCCGAAGCCTATTTGGTAGCGACCGTCGCGCGCGTGGCCGATCCGTTGGCGTTGCCTGTCGCGGAATTCACCGGGTACCTTGAAGCCGCCGCACGGGGCGATTTACGACGCGTCGCAGGGCCGATAGATACCCGTGCATACATTGATAGCCTAAACCTGTAAGGGGTGCGACATGGCCGAAAAAGGCGGCGAAGTATACATAGACGTAACCGCGAAACTTGACGGCCTAGAAAAAGGGTTGCAGTCTGCGCGCACCACCGCACAAACGCAGGGCGCGAAACTAGGCTACGATTTCGGCGGCAAATTCTCCGAACAGGCGCGCGGCGTGGTCGGCACTATCGCCGGGCCTATGATGGCGGCCGGGCTAGCCAAAGCCGCCGCTAGCGTGCTACGTTCGGATAAGAATATCCCCGACGCGATTCTAGACGGGCTAAAGACTATCCCGTTTGTAGGCGCGTTCGCGGATCTAGGTAGTGCAATCTACGATGCGACGTTCGGCGCCGCCGACCGCGCGGCCGACGATTTGCTAAAGGCGCAAAACGCCGCCCGCGAAGGTATGCGCCGGATTGCCGGGGAACGGGAAAAAGAGGCGCAAGCCGCCGCCGCGTCTACTACGGCGCTCATGCGCGAACGGGAGCGGCTAGAAGTAACGAACGAGATTTCCGCCGTTCGCGCGCGCGGTGACGAAGCCGCCGCGGCGCGGATGGACGCCGCGCGCGTGAAGGATGAACAGGACGCGGAACTAGCGTTCCGCATGGCGGAAGGGATTTCCGACCTAGAACTAAACGCGTTGCTAGATTTGAACCGGGAGAAGCAACGCGCCGCCGCGATTGAACTGGAAACGAAACTGCGCGCCATTGCGGAAGCCGCCGAAAAGGAACGGCTAGCCGCGGAGGAAAAGGCGCGACGCGAAGCCGAAGCCGCCGAAAAAGAACGACAGGTGCGCGAAGAGCGCACGCGACAGGCCGAAACGGACGTTCGGCTATTGCGGCTACGAATCCGGGAGGAACAAGCCGCGGCCGACGGGCAAACGGACGCCGCGCGCGAAATCGCCGCCGAACGCGAACGCGTCGAACGCGCGGCCGCACGGGAGAAGGCGCTACGCGACGCCATGACGGAAGAGGAACGGCGCGCAATCGAAGAGCGGTACGCGTTGGAAGAGGAATTGGCGACGGTACAGGCGCAACGCGCCGACGCGGAACGCGCGGGACAGAATCGCACCGGAACGGCGAACACGGCGCTAGGGTCGTTCACGTTCGACGCGTACCCGAAGGAACAACAGAAGAGCGTGCAGGAACGCACCGCGAACGCTACCGAAAAGGTAGCCGCGTCTATTGCTACGATTGGATTCCAATAATGCCGAATTTTCGTTGCATTGAACAGGCGGCTACGCGCCAATGGTCGTACGACAGCGGCAAGGTAAACGCGTCGCGGACGTTCAAGTGTTACGACGATGCCACGACGTCGTCCCTAACGACGCCGTATGCGGTACGCCAATGGTTCGGCGTCGCCGTCGGCGGATCGGTCGGCGGGTTGACTAGCGCCGGGCCGGATGCGTTGCCCGCGAAAGGCGATTTATTCCCTAGCGAAACTGGCGTGTGGGCGCGTTCGTATTCAATCACGCGCGAACCAATGACGGATATATGGACGGTGGTTTGGAACTACGCGAACGCGCAAGTATCCGCCAGTAGCGCGCAACCTAGCGAACCGGGCTACGTCGAATGGACGCTAGATATCCAAGCCGCGTTCGCGGATACGTATATTAGCGGCCCGACGTATCCGACCGACGGAACGCCCACGAATGCGGCAACGACGCAAGTTACCGGGGGTACCCAAATCGACCTAGAAGGCGTGCCGCTATCGCGGTTGAAGTACACTAGCGAATTGGTTATCAACGAAACGATACAGAACGTAACCGGGTTGCCGTCGATCATTTCCGCCATGCGTACGGCACGCGGCAAGCGTAATAACGCATTGTGGGAAGGGTTCACTAAAGGAACTGTCGTTTACACGGGCGGGCAAATCAGACGCGCGGGCGTGTCGTTGTTTACCGTGTCGCATCGGTTCATTGAAGATTCCGAATTCCATTTGGTACAGGTGCCGGAACGCGACGGGTCGGGCCGAATCCCGACCGCCGATCTAAACAGCGGCCGTCGCGCGCGCAAGGTTTTTTGGCGTCAACCGTTCCCCTCCCTTGCCGATTTCACCGCGATTTCCGCCAATTGGTAAACCATGCTTCCACGGTTCAACAGCGGGCAAATCGGACGGCTAACGTTCGAACACCTAAACGAGATATGCGACACCGTCGATAGGTTGCGCCCGTTGCTAACCGCGGGCGCCGGATTCGTACCCACGTCGTCGGATCTAGCGTTCGCGCGAATCACCGCCACGCAGGGTACGTATCAAGACTACCAATGGGTCGAGGTTTGGCCGAAGTCTAAAGCCGACTACAACCGTTACGTCGAATGGGAGGATAGGCCCGACGGCCGCCGTTCGTTCGCATCCACCGACGGCGACAAATACCAACCCGCGTACGCGGTGCCGCTATGGGGTGCTACGACGGGCGCCGGGGTGACGCTAGGCATAAATAGCATCGTGTCCATAATGCGCCTAGTCGGTGCCGACGGTCGCGTGTCGTGGCTAATCCTGTCGGCCGTATCGCAATCGGTTATTCCCGCGATAATCACGGGCGCGCAAACATTGGGCGCCGCGACCAATCCGCCGACGCGTTGGAAATACACGTGGAAAGAGGTTGTGGCACAAATCAACGTCCCCGCGGGACAACCCGCCGATATCGTGTGGGTGTTGAAGCCGGGCGGCGCCGCGGGCGGATCGACCAACGACGGCCCGTACGCGGTCAACGGATGCGAAACCGGAACGATTCCCGGTAGCGGCCCGGCGGGTGCCATCGTTTCGCTAGCGCCTATTGGGATAAATACCGTCGTGCCGTTGGCGTTTAGCGCGCAATCGGCGTACTTCTCCATCCCGAACGGTCTAAACGTCCAATGTCCACCCTAAATACCAACATACCGCTACGTTCCGAACGTAGCCCGCGCCTGTTGGCGCAATTCACGTTTACGACCACCGACGAACGAATCTACGCCGTTCCGTCGGATCGTACGGCCACCGTTACGTGCATCGTGGTTTGCAACACGCACACGTCGGCCACGACGTTTCGTATCCATCATGCGTTGCCGGGCGCGTCGTCGGTCGTGGCGAACGCGCAGTATTTCGACGCGCGACTAGCGAACGGCGCGACGGTGATAGACGAAACCGAACGGCCGCTATTGCCGGGCGAGTCGTTGCGCGGGAAGGCGGGGGTAACTGGCGTCGTTTCCGTCAACGTCTACGGCCGCGACGGTGCCGCATGAGTCGCCGCCTAGCCGCCATATGTTGTTGCGATTCGACGGGCGGTTCGACCCCGTGCGAACAATTCGTAAACGCGTGTTTCCCGACGCTACCGAAAACCGTTACCCTAACCTTTAGCGGTACCTACCTAGTCGAAACAATAGACACGTGCGACCTAACGACGGTAACGGCGACCGACTATTGGACATACAACGGCACCGCGACAGGAACGCTAACTAGCGGTATAAATTGGTCGTTTAGCGGGATAACGTTATGTGGTTCGGCAACGGCCACGCAAACGCAGACAGGCAAACAGAATTCGTACGATGGTACGACGTGTGGACAATGGGTTCCATGTTTTACGCTGTCGTTCAATTATGGAATCTGTAACGTCCCCGTGTTAGGCGGGATTTGTACTGGCGCGGTTGGATGCAACGGCGGATTAGTAGAGAACGATAACTATTGGAGCGTACGGGCGTTTTTTGAAGGAACGGGTACGTACCAATCGTCCGCGGTTGGCGTGTGTTGCAACCCCGGTTGCAATCCGTTGTCGTTCTCGCCCCCGGTGGAAATATTCGTGCAAGGTAGTTTCCCGGCGGGCGTGTGCAATCCGGGTTCGTGCGATGGTTGCCTACAAATCTACTTCGCATATAACAACGGCGCTACGGGTTCGTGGGCCGGGCCGTTCCCGCTAGGTAACGGGTTTTCGGATGATACGTTGACGTTGGGGACGCGAACCACGTGGACGGGGTCGGCATCCCTTGCGTTTACCTAATCGCCCCCAATGTTCGATGCGTAACGGCACGACGTGCAACCACCCCGGCGTCGGCGGTGACGCGAACGACGACAGGTGCGCCACGTGCCGTATGTACGTCGGACGCGCACGCGGTCTAGGCGATATCGTGCATACCGCGGCGAAATGGACGGGCGCCGCGGCCGTCGTCCACGCAATCGACCCAAACGGCAAATGCGGTTGCGACCAACGCCGCGCCGCGTTGAACGCGGCGGTACCGTTTACCGATACAACCCGACAGGAAACAAACGATGGCCCTAACCTATGACGGAACCGACGGCATTTTCACGCGGCTAGGCAAACTTTTGGGCCTAGCCGAAGCCGTACGCGCGCACCAATCCGACGTCCAATCACGTATCGCGGATATCCAAGCCGAATACAGCGCCGCCGATTCGTACATGGTCGGCCAACTGGTCGGCGCTATGGAACTGCGGGTACAGGCGGCGGGCGCCATCGTGGCCGACATTCAAGCCGCCGCGCAAACGACGTTGGTTGAAATGTGCTACGCCGACGCGGCGCTAAACACGCGTACCCCAATGCCGACCAAATCGGTAGCCGACGCGTTGAATTACCTTATGCGCGAAATGGCGGCGGATTCGGAAACCGTGGCCGCCACGACCATTTCCAAATCCGCCACGACCGCGGGCGGGTCGAATACCGGAAACGGTCGGCTTCTGTACACCGAACTACCGCCGTTGTCTTTGAACATCGGCGTAACCCAATTCCCGAACATCCGTACGGAACGATTGGAAATCCGGTGCATTCAGGACGCAACCGGGCGCGAACTGGCGGCCGGGTCGGAACGGTTCGAAATCCGCGGGCAAATCGCGTTCGGAAACCTCGACTACCGTTTCCCGGCGGGTAGTGCCGCGCGGTTCGTGATGCCGTGCCTAAATCCGGCGCTAGACACGGGCGCGCGCTACGAAAACCTGTTGCGTAACTCCGCATTCACGAACTACACGACGGCGAATATCCCCGACTATTTCACGGTATCGACGGGTACCGCGGGTACGCATTTCGCGCAGGAAACGACCACGACGTATCGCGGCGGTTCGGCGTTCCGAATGATCGGGGACGGCGCGACGCTAGCGAAGATTCGACAGCAATTGGCCGCGGACGCGGGTACGCCGCATTCCATCGTTTCCGACCGCCTGTACCTGTTGGCTATCGCGGCCCGCACGTCGGCCGCGCCTAGCGCCGGAAACGTACGCGTATCGTTGCAGGACGGTAGCGGGACGATTGTTACGGGCGCGCAAATCGACATTTCGTACACGGTCGGCACGTCGTACGCGTGGCAATACAATTTCTTCCGCGCGCCGCTAGCGTTGCCGTCGTCCGTCTACGCGGTGGTCGAACAAACCACGGCGCTAAACGCGGGCGCGACCATGTTCCTAGACGAACTAGTATTGGCCGAAGTGCGCCAATTCGCCGCGGGTTCGCAAGGGATCGTAATCCTACCGGGTTCTACGGATTGGGTCGTCAACGATTCGATAACCCTAAAGGCTACGAACAACGCCGAAGGGAAATGGAATACCGACATGGATCGTATGTTCACCATGTACGAACGCGGGTTGGCCCTTCCGGCCACCACGGGCGCGGAAACGATCCTAGATACGCTTATTTCCTAGCGCGCGGAAATAGCGTGCTTGCACGACGCCGCGGTAATTGGCAACGGCCACCCGCGCGTCGCGCGTCGCCGCTAGGTCGTGGGCTACGCGTAGGGTTTCGATCATTTGGACGAAATCTTTTCGGTTTGCGTCGCGTAATAGCGTGTTCGGGGCGTCGATGATTTCAGGACGCCGCATCGGCGCATTGTCCGCAATGGCACGAACGACGCGGTACAGGTCGGCGCGCCCGGCGCGGGTGGTCGCCAAAGCCGCCACGACCGCGCGCGGCGGGCGGCGCCCGGCGCGAAGTATCAGCAACGCCGACCACGCCGCCGCCATTCGTTGGCGGGCGGCGTCTACCGCCGCGGCCGTCGCGTCGGCGTCTAGCGCCGTTGGTGGTCGTCCCATTGCCGGATGGTAGCCGAACGATTTTTGGAAAACTTGTCTAAAGGTACTGGACACGTAACGCCGATAGCGTTACCGTTCATAGGTCGCCACGACGGCGACGGGCCAACGCGGGCCGACCGCGAAACGACAGGGGTACGCAATGCAAAAGGAAATCGTCATTCGTTCGGGTACTGGCGCCGTCAAGGGACGCGCGGTGTTGGTCGCGTATCGCGCGGGCGGATTGCACCCGACGCACAACGGCGACGGGTTCTACCAACATTCCGTCGGCGTCGATGCCGACGGCAACGCCTACGAAACGAAGCCGCGCGGCGGCGGTTGGCGTCGCGCGCAGGGCGTGCGCGCGTCGTCCATCCGTCATATGTTCCGCGTTGCCGTGTGACGGGCCAACCCGCCGCGCACCCGCGGCGGGCTACCCGGCACACGGTCGGAACGTTGCGCCGACGGACGGCGCGTAGGGGTTTCCTATGGAAATCGTGGCAATGGTTACGGTAGTGTCGTGCGCGTTCCTGTTTGGGTGCGCCGTGGAACGTGAATACCTCAACAGGGCGCGGACGCGCCGGAAGGGTGGCAACCGATGAACATGGGTACCGAAATGTCCGAAGCCGCGTACGCGGCGATTCCGGCGCTACGCGCGTCGTGGGTAAAAACGTTGGTGACGTCCACGCCCGCGCACCTTCGCGCGCGGATCAACGACGACGCGGATTCGGACGCGTTCCGAATCGGCCGCGCGTTGCATACGCGGGCGCTGCGCGCGGACGCGTACCATTCCGAATTCGTCGTGTCGCCCAAATTCGACCGCCGCACCAAAGCCGGAAAGGAATCCGCCGACGCGTTCGCCGCGGCGTCGGCCGGGCGGTGCGTGTTGGACGTGGACGAACAATCAACGGTAGACGCGATGGTGGCCGCCATCGGCGCGCACCGTGGCGCGTCGCGGTGCCTAGAGATTTGCACGGCGCGCGAACGCGTGTGGACGGCGAACCTATGGGGCGTGCCGTGCAAATGCCGCGTGGACGCGTTCGGCCCGGTGGACGGAACGTTGGCGGATGTAAAAACGTGCCTAACCGCCGCGCCGCGCGGCTTCGCGCGTGCGTGCGTCGATTACGGCTATTGGGTGCAAATGGCGTTCTATCGGGAAATCCTGCGCGCCAACGGTTGCACGGTCACGCACGCGGTGTTGGTCGCGGTGGAGAAGTCGGCGCCGCACGGCGTCGCCGCGTATTCCCTGTCGAACGATGATATGGACAGGGTGCTACCGGATATCGAACGCGCGGTGTTGACGTTCGCGGAATGCGAAACGACCGGGGAATGGCCCGGCTATTCGCAATGGGTCGAGGATCTAGCCATGCCGTCGTGGGCGGCCGGGGGTGCATCGTGACGGATTCGAAATCAATGACGCCCGGCGCCTGTCCGCGTTCCGGCACGGTTTCGCTATCCGACGGCCTGTTGGTCGCGCAGGGTGCGATATCCGGCGTATCGAAGGATTCGCGTAACACGTTCCATAAGTACGCGTACACGTCGGCGGAAGGGATGATTTCCGCGTGCCGCGACGCGTTGCAACGTGGCGGCGTGGTGGCGCGCCGCACGGGTTGGCAAATCGTGGCCGACGGGTTGTACGTTCAATCGCGGCTAACCGTGTGCCACGGGTGGTCGGGCGAGTCGTCCGAATCCACGGTGGTTTGGCCTATCGTCGTGGAAAAGGGTCGGCCCGTCGATAAGGCGGTAGCGTCGGCCCTTACCACTAGCCTGTCGTATTGGTTGCGCGACCTGTTGTGCCTACCCCGTGAGGATGAATCCGGCCATATGGACGGGCGCAACGACGACCGCGCGGAAACCCGGCACGGGTTGCCGCCGCGGAACGCGGCGAACCGCCCGGCCGCTAGGTCGGAATCGACGCGCGCGCTAAACGAACGATTAGCGGACGCCCCAAATGCGGCCGCTACGACGCCTGTACAGGCGTCCGAATCCGAACCGCCCCGGAAGGGGGCCGCGGCGACGGATGGCCCCACGGCCGAACCTAGCCCGGTTTCCGTTGAAGGTACCGCCCGCCCGCCCGCCATGTTGCACAAACTGGCGAACCGGACGGCCGGAAATCGTACGTTTATGGTCGCGGAATGGATATCGGACGGCAAGCCGTGGGAAACGGTCG